GGACAACTCCCCGCTTTGTTGATTAGGAGGCATAACAATGTCATATGCCACGCTTGCAGATTTAGCAAGTTATTTAGGTGTTAATGAGTTTGAACTAGACAACAATTCGCAACGACTTTTAGATTGCGCTAGCATGTTAATTGACATGTATACACTTGGTAAAATAAATGTAAATAATTATTTGCATATGGAAGCAGCCAAATTAGCTACATGCGCTCAGGTTGAGTTTTGGCAAGCGACAGGAGACCCCTTGGGCGTGCTGTCGATGTTCGGTAGCTTGTCTTTGGGAAGCTTTTCGGCTTCGCTAGGAAGCGCACAAAACTCACCATCTAACATGCCACTTGCACCACGAGCATACCAAGCATTGTTCATGGAAGGTCTACTTTACACAGGTGTTGATACGAAATGATACCTAATTCATTGCTAATTCACAGAATAACTGTAAAAGAATACAAGGGTAATGGGCCGTATGGGCCGTTATATGACGATCCTTATGAAGCTTTATGCTACTTCGAGAAGAAACGTGAGCTTGTAAGGGATTCGACGGGACAAGAGATCGTATCAAGTGCACGTGCTTTTATGAACCCTGAACATGAACCACCGCCGAAAAGCATAATCAGTTTCGAAGGTGAAGATTACGAAGTTATATCTTCAGCACGTTATGATAACCCCCTTGTCCTCTCAAAACCACACCACACCGAAGTGACGTTAAAATGAGTACAATCATGAAGTGGTACGGTGACGATGTCAAAAATAAGATCCGACAAGCTCAAGTTAAAGCATTACGTGACTCCGTCGAGCATCTCTTGACCGAGGCGAATAAGACCAATCCGTATCGAGAAGGCACACTCGAGCGATCAGGGAGCACAGACGTTGACGAAGGAGCAATGCAAGCTTCAGTCTATTATGATACACCGTATGCAATCCGAGTCCATGAGGAGCCAGGACTCAACTACACTGATCCGAAAGCACGTTGGAAGTGGTTGGAGATGACGGTTAAAGAACAAGCAGATAAGGTGACTGAATACATTAAGAAATGTTTGGAGGATGCTCACAAATGAGCATAATCACAGAAGTTATGTTATATTTAGCCAATAAAGGTATTGTACAATATAGCGCAACCGGCGGAGACAATAATGTATTCATGGGCAGATTGCCAGCTGAGCCTTCTTCGGCAATTGCGATCAATCCGTCAGGCGGCTACGGGGCGTCTATAAAGCATGATTATGACTCACCGACACTTCAAATATTAGTTAGGGGCACGGTTGATCCTCGAACGGGATATGAGAAAGCATTACAAATATACGACGCATTACACGGTTTTGGCGGTGACAGATTTATTGTAGGAGGACATTGGGTAGTAAAATGTGAGGGGATACAAAGCGAACCTGTTTATCTTGGACAAGATGAAAATGGGCGGCATATGTACACATTAAATTTTGCGTTGGAGATCAAGAGACCTTCAACGCATAGAGAATGACAAAAAAAGGAGTGATATAAATGGCTTTGACTAAAGTTTTAGCACGAGATTGGGTGTTTGAAGTCGAGAATAATTCGGGAACTTTTGTGCCAGTTGGTGGTATAGAGACTTTCGAATTCGGCGGCGGTAAAACAGACGAGGATACAACCGACTTTAACAGTGGTGGCTGGGCAGAGCATATTCCTACATTACGAAGCAGAACACTAACCGTAAATGGGTTTCGTTTAGAGGACGAAGCAACGGGAGAAAGAGATCCTGGACAGGAGCTTATTGACGAGCTTGCCAACAAGACGGGTGCGGAAGGATTAGGAAACTTCAAGCTTACTTCGCCAGGTGGGACGTTGTACGAATTTAAGGGCAGCGTTGAACCAGCTGGTTTTGGTGGAGGACATACTAACGTCACCTCATGGGGTGCAACCATTACCGTATCAGGGAAGGTAGAAATAACTAAAGGAACGGGATTGTAATGAGTAGCAAGTATCGAGACTTCGACGCTTTCTTTGCAGAAGCGAACCAAGAAAATATTACATTCAAGGTGAAGGGGCGTGAATATACTATCCCTCCTTCACCTTCACTTGGCGCTGTTGTTCGTCTTGACAAGATACGACGAAGTAAAGGCATGGATGGAGCACTGTCGGAACTTGAGCTTGAGCAGATGGGCATCGACGTGCTTGGCAAAGAACAATTCGAACAAATGATGTCCGACGGCGTAACGATTCAGGAATTTGAACACATCTTTGAGTGGATATGGAGTCTTTATCGGGGTGTCGAACCAGAAGATGAAGCAAAAGATGACCAAAAAAAAACGGACAAGAAGCGGTCGACATCATCGAAAAGTGGGGGTTAATTGAAGCTGACTTTCAGCGAGAATATGGCATAAATTTGGTTGAAGAGTTAGATGCTTTGTCATGGCGAAGGTTCTTGGTACTTCTTGGTGGACTCGGGATGAATAGCACGCTCATAAACGTGATAAGTCAAGCGAAACGGCACAGCGAAGAAGTCATCGAAGATCCGCTAGCAGCAGAGCGAGCAATTAGGCAAGCGTGGGGGGTGTAGCAGTGGCGCTCAAGGTTGGAGAGCTGTACAGCACAATATCACTTGATGCTAGTAAATTCAATCAAGGTGTTGCAGCAGCACAAAAACAAATAGAAGGTATGACAACGAAGTTGTCTCAAATGTCGCTAAGTTGGAATAAGGTTGATCAACAACTAGCGAGAATTAGTAATAATATGAGACGAAGTGGCATAGCTATGAGCAAAGCACTTACTGCACCCCTTGTCGCTATTGGCGGAGTTGCTGTAAAAGCAGCACTTGACGTAGATGAAGCATTAGATATTATTGCACGTAGTTCGGGAGCACAAGGTGAAGCATTAAAAGGACTAGAACAAGAGTGGCGCAAATTAGCTACATCGGTTACACAAAGCTTTGAAGATTCAGCAAAAGTTATAGCTGATTATAATACAAGACTTGGTTTAACTGGCAAAGCCTTACGTGACCTTTCTAAGCAAGCACTCGATGCTTCACGCATGACTGGCGAAGATGTTAATGCAGTTGTAGCCGAAAGCGCAAAAGCCATGCAAAGTTGGGGCGTAGAAGCAGAAAATATGAGCGGTTTTCTAGATAAAATCTTCAAAGCATCACAGGATACTGGTGTTGGGATGAGCTCTTTATCAAGTCAGTTGTATTACTATGGTGCATCTCTCAAAGCCATGGGGTTTGACATCGATTCATCTATCGCATTGCTGGCACAATTTGAACGTGAAGGCGTGAATACTGAGCGAATTATAAGTGCAATGGCCATTGGGTTGAGGAATATGGCACAGGCTGGAGTTGCCGATACTAATCAAGCGTTTATTCAGTTAATAAATACAATACAAAATGCCAAAACTGAGACCGAGGCAATTGCGATTGCCACGAAGGTCTTTGGTCGTTCAGGCACAGAAATGGCGATAGCTATTCGAGAAGGAAAGATATCAGTTGAAGAAATGGTGGATGCGCTGAATAAAGCGGATGGAGCGATACAACGAACAGCTGATAGCACTGATTCATTTGATGAAAAGATAGTAAGAGTTAGACGGTCAATCATGCTAGCTATAGAGCCGTTGGGCACTGAAATGTTGAACATCGCAGAAAGCGTAATCCCGACTTTGCAACGTAAATCAGAAGAATTTGCCACGTCAATTGCAAATATGAGCGATTCATCAAGAAAGAAAATAGTTGAATTTGCAGGGACTCTAGCCGTTGGCGGGCCATTACTGATTGCAATCAGCGCAACGATCAATGCTGTAGGAAACCTGAGCAGTGTGGTAATGGCGGCTTTTGCGCTTCCTGGTGCACCGTGGGTATTGGCTGCTGCGGCAATAGCTGCGGTAACATACGAATTATATAAATTCAGCAAGGCACAGGAGCAAATCACAGGCAGGACTTCAGCTGAGGTATTGGATCGATCGAAATACATGAAGCAAGCAGGTGAAATTTTTGCTGAGCGGCATGGTAAATATCCTATAACGGCTCAAGAATATCAAGAACTTGACAAAATCATTGATGAGTTAATGTCAAAAGAGCGAAAAGCGAAAATTGAGATCACTCCAACAGTTACTGCTCCAAAGAAGTCGCCCCCCACTGCTGGTGCGACTATAGACTTAAGTAAATTGATAGGAACAGAAGGAGAAAAAGCAACTGACGAAGCAAGTAAAGCGGTAAAAGCTATAACTGATCAAGTTGAATATATGGGCATGTCTTACGAAACCGCTATTGCTTCACTTGAGAAGATGAAGGCATCCTTAACTCCATTGTCGGATGCGTGGAAACTTGCAACCGATACGATAAAAAAGTATAGAGAAGAACTTGCAAATTCAACGCAGGATCAAGCAAGATTAGCTGGTATTTCTGCAGCAGCCGAGATAAAGCGCATCGAAAAGGTTAAACAGATGCAGCTTGAAGCTCAAGAGGCAGCAGCGCAAGGAGTTGCGAGATTTTGGCAGGACGTTAATTGGGAGTATAATCAAGGTCTTATAAATGCACAAAGCTACTTCGACATGCTCAAGGGCGAGCTTAGCAGAGTCACTGAAGGTAGCGAGGAATGGAAGAGAACATTTCAAGAGATTCAGCGTGTTGCGCTAGATATCGTTAATACCAATATCGATGCATTAACAGAGCAATTACGTGCTGGCAAGATAACGACAGAAGAATTTAATGCTTACGTAGCTGAACTAAAAGAACAATTTCAAGATTTACCACTTGTGGTAAACCAACTAGATGACGCTCTAAAGAACACTAAAAGGACAACCGAAGATCTCACGCTTCAGACGGAGTTATGGATGAGGGATTTGAGC